TCTAAACACGCACTAACCATTTCAAGTGGACTCCAATGTTGATGTTTAATCAAATACTTAATTAGTTTCTCACTAGTTTTTTTATTGATTTGATTATTTGGATTACTCACTTTGGCACAATAAGCAATTAGGTCTTGAACATTATTTAATTCTGAATCTACCGGTGCTGTGCTGTGTGATATCAGTTTAACTTTCATCTTTAGAACTCCTATCTAATTCTGATTGGTTGACATGAAACCCGTCATCTTCTAGGTCTCTTAGTAGTCTGTCATCGAACTCACCATCCCAGTCATCGCCATCTTCTGGTTTCCAATCTAGTAATGGTGCCATCTCTGGAAATACATCTCTAAAGTTTGTATCTCGTATTCCATCCATCTTGTTAATATACTCAATAAACTCTGGCATACGTTCTCTACTCCAATCTCCGCTCTCTGAGAATGATAACATACCTTTTAATCTTTTGACACCGTAGTTTGCTTCTTTCCATTCTTCAAAAGTTGCATCAGAGCCTCGGGTACTTAATTCCCAGTTTGCTTCTAACCATTCGATAAACTTATCAAACTTAGCACGAGTCATTTCTTTAAACCAATTTGGCAATACTTTAACATTTAGATGTGGCGGATGATAAACGAAGTGATAGTTAATCATACCTGCGCCTAACGGCCACATGTTAATTTTCTTAAACTTCATTTCTAATTTCCACTTAATGAAATCAGGAAGATAATAAATGTTCAAGGCTTGAACTGCACAAGCAACTGTAACTTCTACATTAGGTCCTGTGTTATCTAATAAATGAAACATCTTAACTGTGTGGTCCCACTTACTAGGAAAACGAATATAGTCATTCATTTCGCCGATACTATCTACACTATAATGAAAACGCACATTCTTAAACTCATCCCACAAGTCAAATAATCTCTGTGGCATTTCAACACCATTTGAGTTGTATCTCAATTCAATACCTTTGGCATATCCTGCTTTAACAACCTCTTCAAGTAGAGTATAATGTTCTTCAATGATAGTTGCTTCGCCACCAGCAAAGTATAACTGTTTCATATGAGGTATTTGTTCATACAACTGTTCCCAGAAAGCAGTATTCTTTTTATGCCAGTTATAACTAGCACCATCAATCTGTCCTTTGTTACCCCATTGCATAGTTTCTTTAAGGGATTCATTCTCAATAGTTGGATGTAATTTAATCCAATCAGGAACCCATAGCGAACTGTCGTGTGGTGAACACATAATACATTTCAGATTACACTTAGAACCCAGTCTTAAATCTAAGTAACGAATCTTTGGTGGTATTTCGCCTTCTACTGAAGTTTCTTCGAGTATCTCTTTTAAGTCTACACGTCTTGCCCAATATTCTGTTTCCCAGAAACGCTTAGACATATGACCTGCATCTTCTTCAGCATAACACTTCAGACATGACGCTGGTTTTTCTCCATTGAGCATTTGCTTTCTGACATTTTTCATGTAGTCATTATTCCAACTACTCATCAAGTCAGTTACATTTAGATTTGCTGGTTTACCATCTGCTTGTTTAAGAACACCTACTTCACCGCCATGCTCTTTGTCGTTAGTTGCACCAACGCTTGATGCGTTTGCTGTACAACACACTCGCATATGCCCGTTTGGTCGTGTACTTAAATGTATCCAAGGCAATAAACAAAAGGTATCGGTTGGTGCTTTCGTTCTCTTTCGCCATTCTTCAACGTTTTTATCTGTCATCTTTGCCTTCTATTAATTTTATATACTGTATTTATCTACGTAGTTTTTTCGTACTGTGCCTTGAAGGCATCAAATTCCTCTCCGCATTTCTGGGCACATACCATTGGTTTACCTAAGTGAGTATTTGGTTTGTCCCATGATTCAACCAATCTACCAGTAAAATATTCATTATTAAGTACTGATTTTACTCCGTGTCTTTTAGCGTCAAACACATCTTTACCGCCAGATTGTTGTAGTAATTCCCAGACTTGATTCTCGCCTGGCTTTTGCCAGAACTTGTACATACTTCCTGCAACCCAACAGCACGGCAAGATTAATCCTTCTGCACTTAGATACATACTCTTTTCGGCTGCCACTTTACATTTGATTTTTACATTGTCAAAGTATTTTTCTAATGAGCCATGCTTCTCTTCTAATTTTATAATATCTTTAATAGCCTTGTTTTGGAATTTCACTTCTTTTGGTTTTTGTAGAAGTTGCTGTTCTTCGCCCTTTCGATTCATTGCTTGGTGTTCTTCTTTACCAGTCTTTTTTATAGTAGAATAAAATCTACCAGTTTTCTTTGGTATGAATTTAAAAAAGCCTGTTTCTTTTGCAATTGCTTCTGCTTCTTCTACTTGATGTTCATTGTGTGCAAAGATGAGAAAATCCCAATGGGCTCTACCTCCCGCTCCTATGAACGCTAGTGCGTTTCTCCATGCTATATCCCAATTAACACCTTGACGATATAAATGATTTGTATCTGCTAATCCATCAAAAGAGAATGTAACATGTCCTTTGTTGCCTAATGTCTTTGCTAATTCTATCCACCAATCTTCTTTCTTTGCACCAGCATTTGTATTCATGTTTAACCACATGTTTGGATTTTGTTCTCTTAAATATTTGAATACTTCTAATGTATCATTTGCGATAATTGGGTCACCAAAATTGCCACACATGTAAAGTCTATCTAATTGTTTTACGAATTCTGGTGTTAGAATTTTCTGAACATCTCCTACTGTCAATTCATGTAGTCCATTTTTGTCACCTAGATTAGGATTATCACGTCCGCCCTTAATATTTCTGTCACACATTGGACAAGATGCTTGGCACTTCTCTGTGATTTCTAAGTGAACTGCTCTGATATCTTCGTAGTTATATAGATTCACTATTTTCTACCTACAATCATATAACGATTATATTCTTCTAGTGCTAGTGTTCCCTCGTATAATGTTTCAGATACATTTAATCTCTTAGAGAATTCTTCTAAACTAGATACTGTATCATCTGCGTGTTCGTGGTCTTCGTCATCAAAATCATTGTTCTGCATTATAACTAACATGCCTTTTGGAATACCAGCCCACCATTTATCAAAGTCTACTATATGTTCGCAACTTGTATTGATTACACATGTTGGCGCACCATCAGTTATCATTTCTTTATCGCCATTGTACTTCAATGTTTCGTACATAAACTCACCAGTATATATCAAGTTGTTTACATCCATTGCACTTGCTTTGAACTGCCAATCATTTTGCGTATAACTTCTATTCAATGTCTCTGCTGGTAATGAACAACTCTCATCTATATCAAAACTTCGAATATTTACAACCTTGTTTCTTTCAAATAATATTGCTGGCAATACTCCATACCATCCTGCACAGACATAAACCATATCACCCAAATCAATGTCTAAGTCTTTAATTGTATCACTTACCCATATCTTACTTCTTAATTGTCCTCTACTAAATGCGTCTGTAAGTACTTTGCCTTCAAAATTCTTAATCATATTTTTTAGATTTAACGGAATAGTATATTTTTCTTCAGTCAATCTATGTGCTAACTTCAGTATATTAGTTTTATATATTGTTACACTCTTTAGTGTTCCAATCCATTCATTCTTAGTATCAATTGCTTGTAATACTTTAAACAACAAAAACATATCTGGTTCAGTCTTTGATGATATCATGTTCTTTATCGCACTCAATACCTCTTCACTTTTATCATTTAAATTGATTATCAACTTAAACAATAGTTCGGTTTGCAACTGTACAAAGTCTCCATCACTATCAACTACATTCTGTAAGGCATTCAACGCAATGTGATTTCCTTCTAAACAATGAATTACTCTAAACAATACAGGTATGTTTATTATGTCCGAACAACTACAAACGTTACGCAACGCATGTAATGCCTCATCATCTTCACGTATTGCTTCGATAACTTTAAATAATACAAATATATTTTCTTCAGGCTTTCGTTCATATATAAGGTTCTTTAATGCACTGACTGTTTCTCTGTGTTCTTTGCCTAATAGATATGATGATAGAACAAATATATCACTTAATACTTCTGTGTTTGCCACACGTTCAAGGCTATTCAATACGGGATGTTTATTACCGTATAGTATTGTTAGTCTATCTACTATTTCATGTGGTTGCATTATTTCAATCCTATCTTCATAAAGTATTGTTTCTTGCCAACTGTTATAACGCCAGTGTATGAATCAAACGTCATAGGGAACGCATTGTTAAATGCCTGTGAACTACTGAACGGGCGATGAAGGTCAATATCACCTGCTTCGCCTATTAAGACAATCTTTCTTGTGTCTGGTATCATATCATACCAATCATCTTGGTTTTGTAGTAAACTTACATTAGTATTAATAACTACTCCGGGAACTTCTTTGAATGCTTTAGATGTTGAACCATTTGGTAATGTAATCTCTAAATTGTTCTCTATATAATCAACAGCAAACATATCTTGTGTAGATGCTTTGAATTTCCAATCATCTAACACTTCTTCTTTCATCATTTCGTCTGCTAAAAACTTACATGTTCCATTTATATCTAAGTTTCTTATATTCTCTATTCGCAATTTAGTGTCAAGTAACATTGCTCCAACTAATCCAATTCCACCGCCCAAAGTGTACACAGTTCCTAAGTACTTTTCACCAAATACTCTAACCATGTTTTGAATCATCCACGAATACACAATAGCATGGTCTTTATTAACAAATGAACTGATATCTACATTGGGATAACTATAAATCAACTCTTTGAGTCTGTCAACTATTCTATCATTATCAGCATTTGCTGGAAGAGTTGCATGAGCAAGAAATTCCATTGCTTGTCTATAGTTTCCTAATTGCTGTGCTACATTTCTTTCAGAATACTTTTCTGCCATTTGAGTGTAATCATATTCGGCACCAATAAGTGGTCTAAATCTTTTTCTTTCAACAGTTTTTACTTGTATCTGCTCAACATACTCTGGAGTTTCATCCATCTCAAATATTTCATCAGAAGAAGTATACAACTCATCATTTGAAGTTATTTTTGATTTGTTTCTTCTCTGTCTTCTCTTTTCTTTTATTGTTGATTTAGTCATTAGTATCTTCCTCGAACTTCTTATGCAACCAGTCATAGTCATTAATTTTACTTAATGCATCTTCATCGCCTGCATGTTTAGTCCCGTAATCTCTTCCTGCATTTGCACCTTTGATTGAATATTCTCCGTACTTCGCACCATTATTTATAGTACACCAAATTTCTAGTCGTTCATCTGTTTCATCTTTCTTAGACTTTTGAATAATACTTGATGATAGTTTAGTACATTCTCTGAATGCTGACTTCCACGTGTCGTACGGATTAGTATTAAATGCTGTATAGTTTGCTGTACCTGGCATTGCCTTAAACTTATCAGAGATTGATGTTGTAAAGTCAACTTTCCATTCTTTTGCATCACGCACTAACTGTGTAGGAAATAGTTTCAGTCCACCAAAACCATACACTAATCCGTTAATTGGATTTTTAGATTTCCATACGTGAACTGTATCTTCGTCCCATACGGTTGGAAAATAGTCAAACTTAAAGTCTTCAAGTAGAATAGCATCAGCATCAATCACATAAAACATTTTACTGTCTGCTATTTGTGATGCTTTTTGGTGAGCATTAAAGATACCCTTGACTCCGTGAACTCTCTTAGCATTAGGAACTCTCTCTAATAACTTGGCATAGTTTGCATCTGCTTCTGGTTCTTTATAACTTAACATAACAACATCATATGGAATGTCTTGCGTTCTAACTAATTCAGATTTGATTGGCTTCTTATTCTTAAAAGACATCTTTCTTAGTTTGGCAGTATTTGGTTTAAGATGTTTTATTGCCTCTGATGGGATGAGTTTTAGTCCACCATATTGATGAATATATCCAGTAGATGGATTTACTTTTGGCCAAACATGAAAGTGTGATGCGTGATGTCTATCAACATAGAAACGCCTATCAAATTCATCCAAAACTGTTACATCATTATCAATTGCCCAGAAATAACCAGTATTTGTGAGTTTAGCGGCTTTCATATAACATTCTTCAAGTGTTCCAGATAAAACCTCAACAGTCTTATCTTTTTTATATTTCTCAGTATTAGATGAATACATGCCCTCATCAAAATAGAATACAGGATGTCCAGTAACTTTTGATACCACTTCATCAACTCTAATAATATTCTTAAATCTGTCAAACGAGAAGTCATCTTTGGATGGTTTAAAACTAGCAAGATGTGGACGATGAACTAGATATACACCAGCGCCAGCATCTCCCTCAGATTTAAATGCGAATACATTTTCAATTGAGAATATATCTGGATAAAAATCGAAGTCAAATGTATCTAGCAACTCTACAACAGTATCAACTACCCAATAGAAAATATGTTTCTTTGCTTTTTGATATGCACTGTATGGGTCACGAGTATAATATGTAGGAAAGTTATGTTTGTCTGGAACACGTGATGCATATTCATCATGGAATATTATATTATCTGGATGATAATCTATATTACTAAATGCAATACCACCATATCCTAAATCTTTCTCACCAGTTCTTGTGCTGAACTTCCAAAGATGTGTGGGTCCAGTTTCATATAAGTCTGGATAAAAAGAATTAGAAATAGTTGATGTTTCAGTCAAGTCGGGATTAATCATCCAAAAATTATATCCAGTTGCTTTTGGTATTGCCTCTTCAATTGTTCTTGCACTTATCTTTTCTATCTCTGGAATTCTACCAAGCACAGTATCTACATCTTTCATTTTTTCTTTGGTAGCGTTTACTGTAGGAACTAAGCGTACGCCATTACGTACGACTTTGCCACTAGCAAGTCTCACATTAAAATTATGAATGAATCCACGGTCATAACTCATTGGATAAAAACTTGTTCTAAAGTCCTCAACATCTTCGTGTACAAGCCAATACATATCACTATCAACCTTATGGTCAAACGTATGAAGGTCTTTAGTTCTTATAACTTCAAATTCTAAATCACTACACGCAGGGTCTTTTTCATAGACTGCTTTTCTTTTAAAGTTGAATATATCATATTCTTTTTCAGTAAACATAGGGGCATTCTTTGGAAACAATCCAACTCCATGATACTCACGTGATAATTTCGTTATTGGATTCTCTTTTTGCCAGACTACCACTTTTTGTTTTTCTTTATCCAAACCAAATGCGAATGAATAATCAAACTTAAATGAATCGTATATACTGGTGTTTGGCATGATTAGATAGTAAAAGTCAGTCCTTGCTTTTTCTCTGCACTTTTTATGAACTTCTAAACTAGATTCACCTTCTACTAAATTGATTGTGTAGTTTTCTTGTAGTTTCTTCAACTCTTTATATCCATATCCTTTATCCCAAAAGAATATATCATATGTTTCTGTTGTTGGTTTATAAATTATTTTTGAATCATGGTCTTTATATTCGCCTGTTAGAAAATATGCATCTCTTATATAACCATTATCATTTTTTAGAACTTCTTTTGTTTTAAATAACTTGACACCGACAACACGCCGAAATACATTTCGTTCATCACAGTTCCAGACATGCGTGATATTATCATCATAACTATCAGTTTCAAAAGAAAAATCGAAGTCGTCATCAACCTTAACATCTGGGTCAACTACCCAAAAATGTTTAGTATTGGCCACGGAAGCAATCTTATTAATCGCTTCTTCCATCTTAGGATTCTCAAAATCCTCTAGATTTATCTTAACCATACGAAAAGACGGATACTTTTTCTGTATCTGGTCGAATCTTTCATTCGTTTCTTTGTCTGTTTTATAGGTTAAGTAATATCCGTCATATGCCATTGAATATCAGTCCAAAATTAGTTGTAATCATCCCTTATTATAACACTTTTTTAGTCGGATGTAAAGACTTTTACACCATAATGTTTAGAGAAATCAATAGCATCTTGCTCATCATTTACGATTGGTTTCCCTTTTATATTTAGTGAGGTGTTAACTAGAATTGGACAGCCAGTTTCTTCCTTGAATCTGGACAATAATTGGTATAGTTCTGGATGTTGTAGTTGGTTGACAGTCTGTACTCTACTAGTATTATCTACATGTATAATAGCAGGAAACTCTTTAGGAAACTTGCATTTTGCTACAAATTGCATGTATGGAGACTGAGTTACATTCTCAGGCATTTCGAAGTATTCGTGTGCATCTTCTTCTAAAATCATTGGTGCGAATGGTCTAAACTTCTGTCTACGTTTAATCTCATTCATCTTGTCTTTAATTAGTGGTCCTCGTGGGTCTGCCGTCAGCGTACGATTACCTAACGCTCTTGGTCCAAATTCTGCACGACCATTTGCAATTCCTACTATCTCACCCTTTAGTAATGTTTTTAGTGCTTTTTCAACTGGATAATCACCCTCAATATTGTAGCCAAGATATGGTGTTTTCCAGTGCAAATTCCAGTCTGCTCTATTGAACATTTGTGCTACTCCTATGCAACTTCCTGCGTCACCAGGATTTGGCATAATCCAAACATCTTTGAAGCCATAGTTTGCTGTTATCATGCTGTTTGCTTTACAATTTAACGCACATCCACCCATCAGAACTAAGTTTTCAGTAAATGATACTGTTCGATTTGCTAACTTTATTACTCTATCGAACATTATCTCATATATCTCTTGTGTTGCGGCAGCCAAATCAAACAAGTCTTGTTCTGAAGTTAAGTCTGGAAAAATCCAGTTACATCCTCTGTGTAGATTTTGTTTAAATGTATGTAGTTTATGAGCGTGTGTTGTTATACCCAACTCGTTCATAAGTTGATGTTTTAATGATGTGCCCTTGTATTTTCTATCTGCATTCCCATAGGCAGCCATTCCCATAAGAATGTATTCATCTTCATTTGCTTTTAATCCAAGTCGTTGTGTCATTGCACTATAAAACAATCCAAAACTATGTGGATATCTTTGTGAATACACTTTAGACAATTTACCACCAGAACCCTGCCAGATTGTCAATGTCTCCCATTCACCAATACTGTCTATCACAACAACTGCGGCATTAACAAATCCACTCGTGTGATATCCACTTGCGGCATGAGTATAATGATGGTCTTGATAAACTATCGGTAAATCTTTTAGTTCTG